CACCCAGGACATCGTTTCTCCTTGTCGGTCAAAAGACCGTTGGAGAGATAGGAAATACTTAACTTGTTTAGGAGTTGAAGAAACCCCTAAAGAAGAATTAACATCTGTCACTACTGATACAGTAGTTTGAATAGAATTTAATTTCATCAGTAACTTGTTGTATTTTAATACATCTGTTAGTGAAAGCTCAAGTTCCGTAATATGGTCCGCTTCTAAAAGGAAGTGAAGATCATTATTAGCTATACGAGCATGAATTTCCTTAGATAGGATGTCCCACTCTTTTCTCACTTCGACCAACTGTTCTCCAATAACATTATGTATATTGGTTGCAGAAGCGTCGAATAAGTCTTTCAAGTACGTATCTCTTAAATCAGAGTACCCTTGATCGCCTAATTTCAGTAAAACTTGTCTGAAATCAGCTTTAAACTTAGTATCTAATAATTTAATTAGATCCGCAAGGAAGAAGTTGATAGTAGCAGGTTTAAACTGTTTAGTTTTGGTCAAACAGCTCATATCCCGGTATAATACCGCCATTAGCTGAGAAACACCAAAAGTGTTATCTCTCACTCTAACAGGTGAAGATAGCAACATTAAAAGCACGTTAACAATTTTAGAGGGAAGTATCCCTCTAGAAAGTGAACGCGAAATAATACGCCAATCTCGGTATGATACAACACTTCGTACTAGGTTGAAAGGATTATTTCCTTTTACAAAACCTTTCCAAAGCATTCGGTTTACAAATTCTACTTTAGCAGCAATAGAGGTAATACCACTATTGTACTTAGTAAGAGTGTCGGCTCGAGTTATAGACATAACTTCTTTCAAAGAAATAGGTGATATATTAATATCACCCAGAATGTCTTGACTAGCAAATTGGAAGAATCCATTATTCGAGATGTAAGATTTAGGTAAACCTATGGTTATACCATAATCTAAACATACTTGTTGATAACTTTCAGCAACAGCTTTGTCTGCGATAATTATATCATCACCTAAAACAAGGTAATCGATAAAATTAACACGGCCAGAACGTCTAGCTGCTAAGAATACAAGATAATGATGAATTATAGCTAAGGACGACCATGAGGACAATGTCCCCATAGGTTGCCCTCTGGTATAAGTATATAATTTAGTAACGCCAGCATAAGTAAACTTATACTCTCGTTTAACTAAAACATCCATCCAGAGTTGTGCAATATTTTGCCCATTAATAGAACCAAAGAAAGGTTCCATTGCATGGATATAAAGAGGTTGCGGAATCAAATCTGTAGCCGCTTTAAGATCAAAGGAAGCAATGTAAGTATGTCCTTTAGACATAAATGCAGAAACTTTCCCTAACTGATCAAATGTTGCATCTGAAGGATGATGACGCAATATCTTGAACATAGACTTATGAATTGGGGTAAAAACCAATTGAGTCCAGTAATCAGATATAGCGAATATACGAATTTTACCAGCAGCTTCCTCCTTTAGAGATAATTTACCAAGACTTAAATTATTTAAATCTTGTTTCCCTAAAGGACCTTTGTCTTTTAACCCTTGAACTAAATGTTCCATCTGTTGATATATTCTTTTATAACCAAACTTATCGTTCGGAATAAAAGGCATATCAGGACGGAATTTAGGAAGTGACATATCTCCTTCTTTATCTCCATCATTTGATAGAGCTTTCATAAAAGAAAGGAGACCACGACCACTATCAAATAAGAAATGGGCAAAAGCATCCATATTGGCTCCTCTAAAGGCAACCGAATCATTCGGTCCTGCAGAAAGAACCATAGGATATTTATCCCATTCTACTTGATATGAACATTTAATATCAGTAGGATTAAAAGAACTCCAGAACTCTTCACGAGTGTTATAAACTTCATCCCAATCTTCATGAGTAGGCATACCTTTACGGTATACATTCAAGATATCGGTACCTCCTACATGTAGGAGATCCAAGATATTTGAAAACATAGTTTTCGAAGGTCTTCGGAACGGTGGAGCAGAAATAGTTGATAAATCAGGATCTCCATAGATCCCTTGCATACCTTTATAGGAATGCAATAATGAAATTATCACCCTAATCTGATCAATCGATTTCGATCGAATGAGATGTCGTAATGACACTGGTAAAAAGGCAGGAAGCCCCGCTATTAATTTTATTCTTTGTCCCAAATCTTGGGTAGATGTTAATCTCTCTCCACCAAGGTATTTTAATACCACAATGGAAGAGATTTTTAATTTAAGAATAACTTGGTTAATACCACGAGATTCTTTAATTAATCCTAAGTGTTTTCCTACTTTCCAAACAGCTTTAGTTAAAACTAAAGACGGTTTAAGGTTCATCCAACTATTTATATGTTTATAATAAATAGGAATGAATTTATCGAAATTTCTTTCGAATGAAATCATAGAATCTTTTACTGACCAACCTGGAAGTAGGTCGAATAAAAACTCCCGAGCAAACTCCCGAAGTCCCAACAAGGGGGATTCCCCGGAACCTGTTTTAGGTCCTGGAAATTTTCTGAGAATAGACGCAGGTGTATCCCGAGGTGTAGCGACAACTTCTATTGAAGACTCGTTAGAAATCATCACACGGATTAATTTGTTATATTCCGCCTCAGTTAAATACAGCAACTCATCAGCATCTGCTGGGTCCCGTATTACGTAACCTTTACGTTTATGATCAGCCCAAGATAGATCTCGAGATAGATCGTATAACGATCGTTGTAATAAAACTGTGGAAATTTTCATAAGTGATATATATTATCATGCCATTTATACATTAGAATTATGATATAAAGGTAGAAGAGACAAAACCAGTGATCGTTGAGTAACAAGAGATCTACAAACTTTCAATCGTTCATATAACGAAGACAAAGGTTGGAATCTAAGGGTGGTAAGCCCCCGAATAAATCGTTAAGATCCTTCCAAAACCAAACATTATACTATTGTTATAACCATAATATGGTTGTGCCTCCGCATCTAATCAATAATAATTGATAAATGTAGAGTTGATAGTAAATGAATCTAACTCTCTTTGCCTCCAAAAGGAGGGGGAGCAGATTACTCCGCTAGGAATCATTTTCATATCTTTTAGACCGAAGTCTATTAAATAATCCTATGACTCACCGTATAGGCCGGAACCCTTGGGAAGGTTAGTGACAGACAAGTAATTGTCTG